ACAAAGTCATGGATGAATTTCCTATCAGTATTCCCGTCAACACTGACAATCTGCATCTCCATCATGTTGGTGATGGTCTTTGTATAAGGTGAGCCGTTCTTTGTGTTCTGCTTCAAATTCTCAAGCCACTTCTGGAGTTTTCCGTTAGCGTCAATTATCTGATTCCTGTCCAATTCATTCATCTTCTCATCAGACTGCAACACACCCTTAATCTTATCTATTGCTTCCGTCAGGTCATAAATGGCAACACCTTGTGATTCCCTCTTGTTTATCTTCTGTAGTAATTGCTCATCTTTTTTTGTGAGGAACTTGAATTTTATGTTATTCCCCAACCTTGGTAACTTGAAATTGAAATGCCCGTTCTCATCTCCTTTCAACGAGAATGGTTTGTACTTCAACTTGGACAAATCAACAGAGGTCTCCACCTTCTGCCCTGTCTTGGGGTCTGTGGCAACAATTGGAAAGTCATTACCATAGGACGTACCGCGCAGGAACACCATAATGGCATCCACATCACCTGCAACGAGATTGTCCACGTCAATGTTCTTGTTAAGAATCTTCTTCTTAAGGAGAATGCTTGATATGCTTCCACTCTCATACAGATTCGGAGAAGTTATAAGATTTTCGTCCGCTGCCGTCAAATACCCCACAGGAACCCTGTCAATCTTGAGTTTGTAACACTCACCCTTTGAGGGTAACGGTATGAGGTCGTACTGTGCATTGGGGTCGACATTATTATGTATTACCTCGTTTGCCGCCAATTCCATGTTAAGATTCACTGGTTCAGACTCTGCATTCTGTGCTGTCTGAACAAAACTGTCAGTAACACTTTTCTTTTCAGGGGCCTCATCTTCAATGCTGTCTGCCAACTCGTAAAGGTCTGGTTCGTCGCTTGTGAACTGGTCGTAGAAAGATTGTGTCTGTTCCTGAATGTCTGGGTCTTCTGTCATATCAACCACTTCTTTCTCAGTATCCAACGCATCAAAAATAGTCTGAGAATCATCCGCACCATTGATTGCTTCCATCATATCAAATTTCTTCCCCTTGGACTTGAACTCAACAACACATTGCTTGGCAAAGTCTGGGTCAATTTGAGCCATCTGCTGATACGTCTCCTTAAGGATTTGGTCAATTTTGGGAATGTTTTTCGTCTTACCTCTCAACAATGCCTCTTCCTTCGTCTTGGAATGCATCTCATAAGTAGACTTATAGAATAAAAGTGCTTTCTGTTGCTCTTCTGTCAATCCTTTCTTTTTTGTTGCCATATTTCTTTCTTAATTTTTCTGTTATTTCAAAATTTCCATCCTCTTTACATAGAATAAGTATCTGGTTTGTGTTAACTTCTCCTCAATTTCACACTCCCTCAGAACAAAATTAACCCGCTTTTCACTGTTATTAAGAAAACTCAACCTCATTTGTCTTCGGGGGATGTTCTGTTCAATGAACATATCTTTCTCCTGCTTGCTACCTCCTTGTTTCATGAGTTGTCTTCCAGCAATATGGATGTTTTGTGTTTCCTTATACCATTGCCTTAGTTCCTCCTCAAAAATAAAATCAGCCTTATTTAGGTTAATCTGGGCTGCAACCAAAAACTCGCGTTGCCCGACAAACTTGTCAATCATGCTGTCAACAGTCTCAAACTGCAATTCATTTGGTGTATACAACGTACACTCTGCCTTGGCAAAAGAAACTCTGTTGTCAACTTTGTGGGGACCTTTATCCCAGGAATTAAGCAAATAATAGGTGTCATGGTTTAAGCTATTATTGGAGAATCTTTGACAAGCATTGTAAACTATTGCACCATTGGACGAATCCTCAGTAATAAGAGCGTCCGCATAATCCTGGTCTGTTTTATAATATCCGTTAAGGTTGTCCTTTATATCTATGGACGCACCTTTTGGGTAGGGCATAAAGAGTTCGAATAACATGCTTTTTCTTAAAATATAGTTTTTTTTGCGAAAAATACAAACCAATTTGGTCTTTCATCATTTTTTTTTGTTGGGGAAATCGCTAAATCTTTTAGTCCACCTTGTTCTCGTTCAGTTTGTTGACATGACGTTTTGACATATCCTTCTTCTTACTCATTATCTCTCCTTGGATTTTTAACCTCTCCCTTAAGGTTTCCATCACCTCTTCTGGTCTTTCATTCACATCCTTTTCCTTAATGCGTAACAATGGTATTCCATGTAATAAAGCCCATCGGTCTTTCTGCTCGTCCACCCTCAAGTTATGCTTCTGCATGGGATTGAGGTCTTCTTTCTTGTAAACCCTCTCATCTGCATGAAAATACTGCCCGTCAAACTCTATGCCAATACGATAGTCAGGCAAAAAATAGTCCATCCACCTACCTATCTCTTTCATTTCAAACTGCCAGACATATCGCACACCAAGTTTGTCAAGGAAATTCTTGGCAAAAGACTGTTCTGCCTTGGATGTGCCGAAATCGGGATGTTTTCTTTCCTTCTTTACCTTGGAGTGTGGTGGGAGTCTCTTGTCACTCAACTTTTTCTTGGCTGTGCTCCCCTTACCTCCAGTTGTTGTCCTTTTTCTCGATATCTGTCTCATCCATTATAATTATCTCAAATTGCAAAAAACAGCAAAGGCGCATCAAAACGATGCGCCCGTGTGTAACCTAAAATGCAAAACGTATTTTTTTAATAAGCCAAAATGCAGTACTGTGGCTGGATGTTGATTGTGATTTCAGCCAATGCATCAGAAGAATAGTTCAAAGCACCAAAATCAACATTATCCGTCAGCATACAGTTCTTCATAATCCACTTGCTTACTGCAACACCTGTTGGGTCAAGCATTGAAAGTTCGATGTCTCTTGCATATCCTGCAAAATAACCCATACGACCAGTCACGGATTCCGCGTGCAAACGCACCCACTCCATAAGAGCCTGGCTTGCAGAAGGACCAATCGGGTCGCGGAAAGTGATGTTTAAAGGCTGCCAGATATATCGACCAGCGACATATGTTTCTGTATTAAGGAATGGAATCGCGGTCTTGCTTATCTGTACCTTTGGACGCTGAGCCGTAGAAACATACCAAGAAGCCAAACCGAGGCTATCTGGGAATGTTAAAAGGAATCTATGTTGCCTAAGCAATTCACTTTGCATCGGCGCATTGAGTAATAAATCTGCCATCTTGTATTGTTTGTCTAATATATTATTCTTAATGTCAACGTTTCGAAATTTTAAACTTCTCTTCTCACGTTGTTAATTATAAATATCTCGTTTTAGTTTTTTAATCGTCGTGACCACCATCAATGCTTTCTTTTTCAGACAGAGCCTTGTCACACATAAGCCATATCTTCTTGTAGAATTGATATTTTTCACCGTCAACGTCTGAAGAGTGGTTTTGTAACCCCCCTAAGGCGATATCACGTATCTTAAGAATACCCTCATTTTCTGCTTCTGGCTGCGATGCTTCCGTGGCCTCATCTTCTGGCATGGTTTCCTCCATATCTTCGTTTGATGCAATACCATAATCATCAGCCAGAATTTGGTTAGCCATCTGAAATTGATTTTCCGCTTCTGCTAAAATGTTATACTTCATTTGCATTTAAAGTTAATTTCTTAAAAGTTTTCTAATTATAAATATCATATATTTAAAAATTTTCATATCTTTGCAAAAATATTTTCAAAAACGTCATGAAAAAGCTAAAAAAACAAAAAATTAGGATTGGAGATGATTATCTCAAAATTCAAAGGAAACTCAACCGAGAGATTGAACTTGAGAGAAATGGTGGTCGATGGATTGCAGTTGACCGCCCGTGGAAAAACAAAAAAGCCTACGACAGAAAGAGAGACAGGAAAATTCAACTCGATGCTCCTGTCTCTCTTTTTTTGCAACTAACCTTGCAACGTCTTGTTGACAACTTGCTTTCTTTTAAAGCACTTGAAATCTTCTGTCTTTATTTTATCCACAATGGATTGAACCGATACACCAATGGTATTTTTAATCCTCTTACTTAGTTTGGACAACTTATCGGGCTTGTTCTGTTTGACAAACAAAGACATTTGAACCGATTTGTTATATCCTTTCCGTAAATTTACACTTGATAGGTTTGTGTCAAAAATAATTTTCCTACCATCAAAAATTTCCTCATGTGTGGTAATGTACCCCTTAAGGGTTTTTTGACAAAACCTTTTTATCCGAGCAATTTGTTTTTCGTACTCTTCTTTTTCCCTCTCCTGCTTGGGGATTATACACATGGACACGTTAATCTCAACCACATAAGGGTTACTGGGATTGACTTGTGTTATTCGGGTGACGACTTTCCTGTTGACCCTAATGTCATTCAATGGTGTAATGGGCTTGTTTTTTGGAATCATTGCGAAAAAAATTAACGATAATATATAAGTTATATTATCGTTAATGCCAAATATTTTCTAAAGTTTTTTTTCAAAATTGTTAATCACCATCTACGCCATCAGGCTTGTGTTCATCAATCTTCTTCATAATCGTCTGAAGACAGTTAAAGAAATCATAATAAGCATAACTACCCTCCACCTCGCTATA